ATAGAAGTCAAGTTATTTCGACAATATTTTCGTCAATGTGGTAATGCCACTCCTAAAGGGATCGACAACAAATGTTTACTAAAAGATTGCACGTACTACAGATGGCCGCTGAAGGCGGGGACGGTGGTGGGGGTGGAGGTGCAACAATTACCCCTGAAGTTCAAGCTCAAATTGATGCTGCGGTGGCTACGGCTGTTTCGGCGGCGACATCAGGCTTGGATGCCAAGAACAAGGAGCTTTTGGGTAAGCTTAAGTTAAAGGACGGTGAGCTTGAAAAGTTTAAAGGAATTGACCCTGAAAAAACTAGACAGCTTTTGGCCAAGTTCGAGAACGACGAAGAGGCGCAATTGATTGCTGCGGGGAAAATGGATGAAGTAGTTAATCGTCGCATTGAAAAGCAGAAATCAGCGCTAGAGTCAGCAAAGACTGAAGCCGAAGCCAAAGCCCAAAAAGCGGAGGAACGTGCAAAGAAACATGAAATGCAAGTGCTGAAGGGGCAACTAATGGAAGCCGCTTCGGACAAGGAAGTAGGGATGCACGCTACAGCCACTAAGTACGCTTTCTTGATTGCGATGCAAGACGGATGGCGGCTAGACGAAGACGGCATAGCGCGTCAGTACAAGGACAATGAAGTAGTGCTTGGTGCTGATGGAAAAACCCCATACTCCCTTAAGGAATGGCTAAGCAACAAGGAAACGATTAAAGAGAATCCTACTTGGTACCTTGCCGGGAACAGTGGCGGCGGATCAGGCGGGAATACTGAAAACAAAGGCGATAAGCTCACAATGAAGCGCTCCGTGTTTGATGCACTACCACAACACGAACGCGCGGCGTTTACGAAAAAGGGCGGAAGGCCGGTTGACGATTAAAGGATAAATTGACATGTCGAACACATTGACGGACTTAGCAGCAGACTTATACAAAGCGGCGGACGTAGTAGGCCGGGAACTGGTTGGCTTGATTCCTTCTGTGACAGTTAATGCAGGCGCGGAGCAGGCGGCGAAGGGCGATAATGTTCGTTCGCACTTTACGCGAACTCCTACGGTGAACAGTTCTTTTGCCCCGTCAATGACGATCCCGGAAGGAACGGATCAAACAGTAGACAACAAGGTATTGCAACTGAATCAATACGCATCAGTGCAGATTCCTTGGACGGGCGAGGACATTAAACATGTCAACAACGGCAGTGGCTTTGAGACCATTTATGGTGATCAAATACTTCAGGCCATGCGAGCAATTACCAACACCATCGAAGCTTATCTAGCCGGAATCATCTATAAAGGTGCTTCCCGCGCTGTCGGTTCGGCAGGCACTACGCCGTTCGGATCGAACTTTGATCTGATCGCGGAATTACGCCAGATCCTGGTAGACAATGGTTGCCCGATGGAAGATGGCCGCTCTTCGCTGGTAATTAGTTCGACCGCTGGTACAAAATTGCGCAACTTGGCCAATCTGCAAAAGGTCAACGAGTCTGGTAACGATTCATTGTTGCGCCGTGGGGCTTTGCTTGACCTTCAAGGATTCATGATGAAGGAATCAGCAGGTATCGGTATCCACACAAAGGGTACTGGTACGGCGTATGACATCAACAACGGTTCCGGGGAAGCTGTCGGCCAAACTACCCTGACACTTGATGGTGGTACAACCGGGGCAAACGGTATCCTGGCTGGTGACGTTGTTACCTTTGCTAGTGATACCGTTAATAGCTACGTAGTCAAGTCTGGCTTATTGGCCGCTTCGGGCGATATCGTTCTGAATGATCCGGGCTTACGTGTGGCCGTAGCTGATGCTGTGGAAATGACCATCGGCAATAGCTACACATACAACGTAGGTTTCCATCAATCTGCGGTTGAGCTGGCTGCGCGTCCGGTGGCTGTACCAAACGGCGGGGATGCTGCAACGGATAGAATGATTATCCAAGACCCGTTCTCTGGCTTGGCTTTCGATGTTTCAGTGTACAAAGGCTACAAGAAAACAATGATCGAGATCGGAGTGCTGTACGATGCTATCGTGTGGAAACCACAACACGTAGCCATCCTGAGAGGTTAGTCGGTAAAAGAAGAAAACACGAAGGGCGGCTACTAGTCGCCCTTTATTTTGGAGAAAAGACATGGCCGAAACCGTAAAAGTCGAGAGAAGTGGCCCGAGAGGGTGGCATTTAATCAATAAGCAGGACTTTGATCCAGAGAAGCATGTGCTTTGGGAGCCGGAGATTAAGGCTGAAGCAGCCAAGCATTCGCACAAGGCAGCAAAGAAGTCGGACACCACACAACTAACGCAAGATAAATAATGTCGCTCATCGTAGAAGACGGAACCGGTTTGACCAATGCAGAATCGCTATGCAGCGTAGCGGATGCTGATACGATCCATGCCGCGCGCGGAAACGCGGCATGGGCGTTACTGACTACGCCACAAAAGGAACAGAATCTGCGCAAAGGTACGGACTACATGACGGGGAAGTATACGACCTTGTGGGCAGGTTACCGTAGGCTAGCGACACAGGCGCTGGATTGGCCAAGGGAAGACGTGCCAATCGTTGGGCTTCGGTTCCTTCAGTATTACGACAACGGCATTGTGCCAAATGAAGTGAAACAGGCTTGCGCCTTGCTGGCGCTTCGTGCTTCGACCGGGGACGACCTTATGTCGGATGAGAGGCGAAAAGTTATCAGCGAATCGGTAGAAGGTGCGGTTTCTGTCACATACAGCGAATTTAGTTCGGTTCAGGTTCGGTATACAGAGGTTGATGCGATGTTGTCACGATTCTTGACAAACGGTGCCGGACGCACCGCACAAATGGTACGAGTATGAGCGAGTACGGTTCGTTTGTTGCTTTGGCACTTGATCTGCTTGGAAGGAAAGGCCAGCCGATCACGATCACTACAGTAACGACGGGGGCGTATAGCCCGTCAACTGGTGGAGTGTCCAGTACCGAAACTGTGCAGACCGGTGTAGGTGTGCCGATAGCCTACAAAGCAAGTGAGATTGATGGAACGAATATACGGCGCGGGGATGTAAAGGTTATTGTTGCGGGTTCTGGCATAACAGAACCAAAGGTAAATGGACAGGTTTCGTTCATTGGGTTCACGGGAACAATAAAAAATGTTGAAGTAGTTGCGCCCGAGGGAACGCCGATTGTATATAAATTGCAGGTGCGCAAATGAGTTTTACTGCTGATCTTTCTAGGTTTGTCGATAAGGCTACAGGAAAAGTGGATCAGGTCGTTCGAGCGGTGGTTATCGACCTGGGGACAAGAATCATCATGCGCAATCCTGTCGGTGATACGAAATACTGGAAGACGAAGTATCCGCCCAAAGGTTACGTGGGGGGCCGGTCGCGCGCGAACTGGCAGTATAACTTTGGGCAAATGCCCACGAATGTTTTGGATATTGTCGATACGTCAGGAGCGGCAACGATTAAAAGTTTAACCTCTGGTGTGCTAGGTGCGCCCGCAGCAGGGATTCATTGGATAGCCAACAATGTGGACTACGTTAAGCCACTCGAAGAAGGATGGTCACGCCAAGCACCAAACGGGATGGTTCACGTTACCGTATTGGAGTTCGAGCAGGTAGTGAGAGAGGCTGCAAACAATGTCCAATAAAGCAATCCGCGCAGCCCTTGAAACAGCGCTTGCGGCAATCAGCCCAGCATTGGCAACGTCTTACGTTGGAGATAATTATGAGCCGGTGGAAGGCACACCATACCAGCAGGTGCTTTTTGAGTTTACCGATCCTGATAATATAATGATTCATCGAACGTATGAACAAAAAGGGTACATGCAGGTTCGCTTGTTTTACCCACTGCTTGCCGGTAGCGGAACGATAAACGCAAGAGCCGAATTGATTCAAAGCACGTTCAAATCCGGTTCCGTCGTATCCGGGGTTACGATTAACAGAACGCCAGCAATAAAAGACCCGCGCCCGGAAGAGGATAGGCTGGTACAATCCGTGTTTGTGTACTTTTCTCAGATAATTAAGGAGGTATGATGTCAAATCCTATTCAATTCGTTGGGGTTAAGGTTGAGATTAACAGTGCGTTTGGCACGTCCAAAGCAATCACAGGTATCACCAAAGCAAGTGAGGCGGTAGTCTCTTGCGTTGGGCATGGCTTGGCTGCGGGTGAGCTTGCGGTAATCGATAATGTAGTGGGCATGAGCCAGATCAATGGCCGGGTTATTCGTGTAAAAGCTACGCCCACGACGGATGAATTCACTTGCGAGGGTTTGGATTCTACGGGATTTTCGACCTATGTTTCTGGCGGAACTTCGGTAGAGCAATCATCACTAATTGCCTTCGATACTCTGGCGAACTTCGACTATCCAGAACCACAGCCGAACGTTGAAGATTTAACGACAATCCATGCTCTGCAAAAGGTTGAAGCCTTTGGCTTGGATTCCGCGCCCACGATCAACTTTGAAAGTTTCACAAAGCCCTTCGACGCCGCAATTGTAGAGCTGCGAAAAGCGTCTAACGCAAAGACAGCGCGTGTGGGGAAATGCACGTTTACTGACGGTACAGTGATGATATTTAATGCCACCTGGGCCGGTGGCCGTGGGCTTAGTGGTGCAGCCGGGGCATTTGGTAAAGGAACGATCAGTGTCAAGCTTAAAGCACCCGAACAATATTTCGCGTCGTAATCATGAAGCCAGCAGAACTATTAGAACGGCTTAGAGCCGATAGGAAGATCGAAGTTACGGTTGGGCACATAACCTTCACAGGGCAGTGCCCACTTTATTCAAGGCTGATCCGCATCATCAATGAGTACAGCGGCGATAAAACCATTTCGCCTGATGCTGTGATGGCTTCGATTGCGATAACCGGGTGGGAAGGTGTCACGGAAAGGGACATTATTCCTGACGGCGATCCTGATATCTTGGTGCCATTCGATCAGACGTTATACAACGAATTGGTGATGGACAGAATGGACTGGTGGTTGAATATCTCCAAAGCCATAACCAAGTCAGCCTTTGACCGGCAAGTAGTGAAAGAGGCCGAAATAAAAAACTCACCCGCTGGTACGACAACGAAGCCTTCAAGAAAATCCCAAGGGCAAAGGCAGTCGTAACAGCAGAAGTTGAACTAACAGAGAACAATGCCCTAGCCTTTGACATATGGTATTTGATGGGCGGGGGTATTGATTGGGATGCTCTTCAGTTTTTGCTTGAATACTTTCAGGTTGAGGACACGGAGTTACTGGTAGAATCACTTTTCTACATTAGATCGAGGGCGAAATGACTGTTGATGTTGCCAGTTTAGCGTTGCGCGTTGATGCCCTT